GAAACTGACTATCATAAGTATCGCGTTGATCCCACAACTAATAAACTTAAGATAATGATGAGTACTAGTGTGGAAAACGAATCAGTCAATCCGGGTATGGCGGAGGCATCGTATATTAATGGTAAAGAAGAAGATCCAAAATCACTACGATGGAAACAAACCAGCATGACCCCACAACAAGCCATTACCAAATACGGAAAAGAAAATGTTCGTGTTACTCGTGGTGGTTTACGTAACGGGGACGATATGGTTGAAGTTAAGGTCGCACTAGGTGAGCAAGGCATGGCGGAAGGCTTTGCTACTCTTAGACATTATAAAGCATTTGGTGTAGACTTAGTTGAGCGTATTGCTAGTATGGATGGTGTTGAAGTTGCTCCTGACGACGATGCAATGACCTCCGCTACTATTACTATTGATATTCAAAGTAATCCCAAAGAAGCACAACAACTTGCTGATATGGCAAAGAAAGGGGAAATTAAACCAGTTGGTGGACCAACTACAAGAGATATGGCCGGAAAAGCACAAAGAGTGGGCACAAAATACATCACGCTTCCAGGCATGGCGGAAGGCGAAACTGTGGTCAAAGGTAATGTATCTACACACAAAGGCACATACGGAAACGAATACCAAGGTGATCCGGATGATGACGATGGCAAACCTGCACCAAAGGCTCCCAAAGTCTCAAATTCTAAAACCGGAAAAAAAGGTCGGCCCACTGGCACTGGAAAAAATCAACAGACTACCGGCCGCAAATATGATCACTCTGCCCTAAGTTCAATACTTGGCGGATCTGCTCCAAAAAATAAAGTCAAAGGCACAGTACACAAGATGGACGAGTCCATGGAGCAAGTCGCCCGTCGATTAACCGAAGGAGTAAATCTTCTTGAACTCCTTAAAGAAAAACATCAAACAGTTGATGAGATGCTAGCTGAACTAAGTACCGATATTGCAAACTTCAAAGAATCTGGACATTGTTCAGAGCTACTAAAAGATTGTATGGATATCAAAGGTGCCCATAAAAAAGCCGAGCCGTTTACTGCACTTGATATCGCTCCTGCACACGCAATAACTCCAGATGCTACTAGACTACCACACGAGTTTAATTCACGACCAATGGAAATGGATCGTGAATTAAATGAACTTGCTAGATTAGCTGGATTGTCGGAAGATTGTGGCGACATGCCACCAATTGGTATCGCGATGCAGGATATGCAAAGTGAGCAAGACAATCTATCTATTAGCACAACATACAATAGTCGTGATGGTAAGAAAACTATCAGCGTAAATGCCGATGGCAAACAAGCTGAAGACCTATTGCAAATGCTACGCATCGCTGGATTGGGCAGCGGCGAAAAAGCGCAAGAATTACAAGCCCGTCCGGGAATTGAATTTGATAATATAGATGGTGAAGCATCAACCGTCCCGCAAGATGACTTAGAAGAATTGCCAGTTGATATGCAGATGCACCAAGATGATGCTGAGATGGACGAAGCTGAATTTGATGTGCCAGCTCTAGAACCAGTCAACGGACCAAAACCAGAGTATAAGACGATGAAACAAAGTACGATGGGCCCAGGCGAAGGCGACGCCGGCGAAAAAGCGATGCACCCAGATCGGCCAACTAATAACAACGGTGACAATGCACTATCAACCCCCGCAACACCTCCTACTAGAGCACAAAAAACTCTTATAGCAGTTTCTACATTGGAATCTAAGTTAGCAGCCGAGTACGAAAGTATTAAAAAATCTAAGTAAATGTTTCATAGCACAAAAAGCCCACTTTGGTGGGCTTTTTAATTTGCTGTAGCATTACTAATTAAATACTGTATGGACATACGCAGTCTTCCTATTGAAGAGCAAATTGAGTATTATCTTGGTAAAACACAGCTTCCCAGCTGAGAAGAAGGTTCAAAGCCTGCCCGACTGCTCCAAACATATAAATACTACTATGAAACAATATCGATATACCAGCGAACATTTTGTATTACCCGGGGAAACTGGTGACGCAGATGCAGTTATGGATGCAAAAGACCTGCGAGAATTGAAACGTCTCGCAGGTTTGTCTGACCTAAGTGAAAACTCCGAACCCGGCTTAGTTGGTGGAAAAATCGATAATGTGCCGCAAGCTCAAGCAGGTGGAATTGCTAGTCCAGTTGGCAGTAACATTAGCCATACAGCAACAGACCGTAATGAATTGATGCAAAAGTACCATGCTCGTCCCGGCGACGAGCTATGGTTTATCATTAACTTTACTAAACCAAACTTAAATGGTAGTGTTGAAGATCACATAAAGCGATACCTCAAAGCCCACCCTGAAAAACGCCAAAAACTCATGCCCGGCGAATCCTAGGCCATAGATCTAAGTATCGATATCTAAATCGTATAATGCGAGGCGGGTAAATACAGTATGAGTAAAGAACTTGAAACTGCAATTATTAAGGCACCCTATAAGCGGATGTCTTACACTGAAAAGCAGATCTTAGAGCTCTCTAGATGCGCCGATCCCGTAACCGGGCCGGCGTATTTTATGGACAATTATTTCTTTATCCAACATCCTGTACGCGGTGCTATACAGTACCATCCTTACGAGTACCAAGAACGACTAGTGGATACTTATCATAATTATAGATTCTCTATCAGTCTTATGCCAAGACAAACAGGCAAATCGACCTCCGCAGGCGGCTACCTGCTTTGGTATGCGATGTTTATCCCGGATAGTACAATATTGGTAGCGGCCCACAAGTATTTGGGCGCACAAGAAATTATGCAACGTATTCGTTATGCATATGAAAACTGCCCAGACTTTATTCGAGCAGGGGTAACAAGTTACAACAAAGGTAGTTTGGACTTTGAAAACGGAAGTCGTATTGTAAGCCAAACAACAACAGAAAACACAGGTCGTGGTATGAGTATATCACTCCTGTACTGCGATGAGTTTGCATTTGTGAGACCAACCATTGCAACAGATTTTTGGACTTCTATCACACCTACATTAGCAACTGGTGGTAAATGTATTATCACTAGCACTCCGAACTCCGACGAAGATCAGTTTGCACAAATTTGGAAAGCAGCCAACAAACGATTTGATGAACATGGTAACGAAACTGAACTGGGCATAAATGGCTTTAAAGCATTCCGTAGCAAGTGGGAAGAACATCCAGACCGTGATGAAAAGTGGGCCTCTAATATGCGGGCTCAACTTGGTGAAGAACGATTCCGCCGAGAGATGGAATGTGAATTTATTATATACGATGAAACATTAATAAACCCGTTACACCTAGTTGAAATGGCAGGCCTGGATCCAATCGAAAAACAGGGACAAATCCGTTGGTATAAAAAACCACAAAAAGACCACACCTATATTGTAGCACTTGATCCCAGTTTAGGTACTGGCAGCGATCCCGCTGCCATACAAGTATTTGAATTGCCCGGCCTTAAACAAGTAGCAGAGTGGAGCCATAATAGAACCATTGTCCAGCGCCAAGTGATAATACTAAAGGAAATTTGTCAGTATCTAGTGGAAACAGTTGGTACTCAGAACAACGTATACTATAGCGTAGAAAACAATACCCTTGGCGAAGCAGCATTAGTAGCGATATCAGAAATTGGCGAAGAAAACATTCCTGGTATATTCTTAACAGAACCTAGCAAAGCAGGTAATGTACGTAGACACAGGAAAGGGTTCACGACAACGAACAAATCTAAACTCTCGGCCTGCGCTAAATTTAAGAGTCTAGTAGAAACAAAACGAATACATATCGCCAGCAAACCTTTAATAAGTGAATTAAAAACATTCGTGGCAAGTGGTCAGGGCTATGCGGCAAAAATTGGTGAGCACGACGATTTGGTGATGGCTGCTTTACTAGCGATACGTATGATACAGTTATTGCAGAATTTTGACGCTGGATTTGACACAGAACTGCGGGACAACATAGATAATTTTATAGAACCGATGCCATTTATAATGGTAGGCGGATATTGATAATTGCGGCTAAATAGTCTATATGGCAAAAGAAATTGAAAACATCGCATCAGACATTTTTGACAAAATACGGTCAAGAGTTGCCAACGTAAGTCTTGGTGACGAATCACAGAAAAATACGCAAGATCCCGCTAAAGCAAGATTTTTTAATTTTGAATATACAGATAAAGCCGGCACAGATTTTGGTCCGGTGTCGATAATCATTGTAGACGAAAAAAGTTTAAAACTGTACTATGCTAAAAATATAACAGACTCCATGGATCGCGAACAGCGAAAAGAATGGTACGAATTTATACGTGGATTTAGATTATTCACAAAACGCAATCCTACTCTGCGATCATTTGATGTACGTGATATTACAAAACCCGGATTAGATAGAAAAGATGTAAAACAACAAGCAAAAGTAGATGACGTCGCAGATGCCGGCGATACACCAGTGGTTGAGAGTAAACTATATGGCACTCCTGGAAGACCGTATAATAGTTTTGAAGATCAAGGTACCACTAAGATATTAGTACGCCACGATGACAAGGTCAATGACGAAGTCCGTGGTGCCCGCACAAGACGTATAAAAGAAATTTTCCTTGAAACCGAAATTGGCGAACGTTTCCTCCTTGGACATACTAATTTACATGGTGCCCGCGCAATGGCACAACATTTAAATCATGGCGGTCAAATGCACGACGAGATCGCAGAACATATAAATGGTTTAGTCACAGAAATGAGTGCAATGAGTCGCTTTGCACGTATAGCGGGACGTCGACAATTTGAAGATCAAGAAACTTCAGATATGACACATGCGGCAATACAGCATTATACTCAACTTAAGCGTAAATTACGCCATCTATCAAATAAATCGCATTATCAAGAATTTTTAGATTCGTACGTTCCCGACACCGCAGTCGAGGAAGAAGATATTGATGTAGATGCATTGCGTGAACGGTTTGTTAAAAAGATTTATGATGATCGTTTTACCGAAGCACTTCCACTGGTATACAAAGCATATAAGAAATACAAAGCAGAAGCAGCTGGACAACTTGGTACAGAATTAGAAGAATGGGCAGATACTATATTAGAAGACGATCAAACTAGTACCGACTTTGATAGAGATGCTCTTAAAGAAAAAATGAAATCTCCGTGGCTTGCGGGTATGGATGGTATTGATGCTACCACTGACCTTAGTCGTATATTCATCGACGCTGACATAGACGATTTACTTGACTCCGTGCGACAACATTCGGATCCTTCAAGTGGACAAGGTTCAGATTTTGATTGCCGTGTACTCGTTAAACAATGGCTTAATGACCATATGCCGGAAGCGTTAGATGATTTGGAAATTGGACAGAATGACGGTAGCGATGCCCAAACAAATTGGGTACCACAAGTCAGTCCACAACATGACACATCGCAGGAATATGGAGCATCTACAATGGATGAGCCAAATGTTAACGAAGCGGTAGACAGTTTAGAGTTCATCCGTAGCTTGGCCGGATTAAAAAGATAACACGAAACGCATTCAATCAAAAGGCACAAATTTTGTGCCTTTTTCTTTGACAAGCTAAATACTATTATCGTATACTAGCAACTGTGCTAATATACGTTTAGGCACATTAAAAGACCATCTTAATTTTATAAAGGAAAAACATCATGGCCATGACATTAGCGGAAATCCGCGCAAAACTGCAATCGCAAGACAACCGCAAAAGCGGTGAATCAAAATCAAGTGGCGACAACGCTATTTACGCCCACTGGAACATCGCAGAGGGCACCACAGCAAAACTCCGTTTCCTCCCTGACGCAGACCCTAAGAATTCTTTCTTTTGGGTAGAACGTGCGATGATCAAATTGCCGTTTGCTGGAGTTAAGGGGCAATCGGACAGTAAACAAGTTATCGTACAAGTACCTTGTATTGAAATGTACGGACCCGGCGAATCTTGCCCGATCTTGGCAGAAGTACGTAACTGGTTTAAAGACCCAAGCATGGAAGAAATGGGTCGTAAGTATTGGAAGAAACGTAGTTATTTGTTCCAGGGCTTTGTTCGTGAAAATCCGATGAGCGATGACAAGACACCGGAAAATCCAATCCGTCGTTTCATCATTAGTCCACAGATTTTTAACCTTGTTAAAAATGCTCTAATGGATCCAGAAATGGAAAATCTCCCGACCGACTATGCAGGCGGACTTGACTTCACTGTCAAGAAAACCAGCAAAGGTGGTTATGCAGATTACAGCACAAGCACTTGGGCACGTAAAGAAAACTCTCTTACGGAAGCAGAGGCAGCGGCGATTGAGAAGCATGGGTTGTTTAACTTAGGCGACTTCTTGCCTAAGAAGCCAACTGATGTTGAGCTCAAGGTTATGAAGGAAATGTTTGAAGCATCAGTTGACGGGCAACCGTATGATGCAGACAAATGGGGTGCGTATTACAAGCCCTATGGTTTGCAAACTAATGCTACACAACCAGCCGCAACAGTAACAGCGCCGCCCGCGGCAGAAGCAGTTGCCGTAGAAGATGTGCCGTTTGATCTAGATGAGCCAGCATCAGTTGCTCCTACAGCACCGGTTGCAACGCCAAAGCCTTCGAGTCAAAAAGCTGAAGATATTTTGGCAATGATCCGTAGCCGTCAAAAGCAACAATAGTAAGTAATAGTTAGAGACCTCGGTCTCTAACTATCTTCTATACCTCTATACTTACATAAAAGGAACCAACATGTCACAACAACACGATCAACTAGTAACAGCATTTGCAACGTATCAAACAGAGAACGAAAAGTTTACAGTCAAAGGAGTTAAAGCATCAGCTGCCCGTGCCCGTAAAGCATTGCAAGAGATGAGCAAAGCTATCAAAGAGCGTCGCAAAGAAATCACAGCAGAAAAAGAAGCACTAGCAAAATAATTATATCAATAAAGGACTCATCATGGGCAGACCATTTGACGTAAGTAAATTTAGAAAAAGTATCACAAAAAGTATCGATGGTATTAGCGTTGGTTTTAATGATCCAACTGATTGGATCAGTACCAACAATTATGCATTGAATTATCTTATTAGCGGAGACTTTAATAAAGGTGTGCCACTGGGCAAGGTGACTGTATTTGCTGGCGAGTCCGGTGCTGGCAAGAGTTTTATCTGTTCGGGCAATCTAGTGAAAAATGCACAAGACGCAGGCATCTATGTTATTCTAATTGATACAGAAAACGCATTGGATGAAAAGTGGTTACACGCACTTGGTGTTGACACCAGCGAAGATAAGCTACTTAAACTTAACATGGCCATGATCGATGATGTTGCCAAGATGGTAAGTGAGTTTGTTAAAGAATACAAACTTATGCCCGATGAACAACGTCCCAAAGTTTTATTTGTTGTTGACTCGTTGGGTATGTTAATGACCCCCACCGATGTTAACCAGTTTGAAGCGGGCGATATGAAAGGCGACATGGGTCGTAAGCCCAAGGCACTTGCATCATTGGTTCGTAACTGCGTTAATATGTTTGGTAACTTAAATCTAGGCCTAGTTTGTACAGCACACACATACGCTAGCCAAGACATGTTTGATCCGGATGATAAAATCTCAGGTGGACAGGGTTTCATCTACGCATCCAGTATTGTTGTTGCTATGCGTAAACTTAAACTTAAAGAAGACGAAGATGGTAACAAGACTACTACAGTAAATGGTATCCGTGCCGCTTGTAAGATTATGAAAACACGCTATGCTAAACCATTTGAATCTGTACAAGTTAAGATCCCGTATGAAGAAGGTATGAATCCTTATTCTGGCTTAGTTGACTTGTTTGAAGGTAAAGGTTTATTGGCAAAAGAAGGCAACAGCCTTAAATACACATTGACAAACGGCACAGTAATTAAGCAGTTCCGTAAAGCATGGGATCGCAATGAAAGCGAGTCATTGGATAAAGTAATGGCAGATTTCACCGCTAACCCACATCACGTTACTGTTACTACGGCTGTTGAACCCGAGGAGGAAACAGTAGAATGAGTATCGATGTTGATGTGTTAGTTGAATTATATACGATTATGAAGCAGTATGTTCCGCAAAAAGATCGCCAAGAAGCCGCAGATAACCTAATGAGCGTAATGGTAGATATGTTAGGAGATCAGGATCTTAAAGAATTTGGAACACACGATTCAATACTGAAACGTGCGCTCAAGGAATATATCGATGAGGATGAGGAAGATGGCCAAGAGGACGAGTGAAAAAATATTTTCCAATTAAAACTGAAACAGCATGTCAACTTAAGTGGACATGGAGTACGGTTCGTTTATACACAGGTGGCACAAGTTCGTGCCATAGAGTAGAGCCCACCACATTAACACCGGACACCTTTGATTTTTTCCATAATACCAAAAAAAATCTTGATGATCGGCAATTGATGTTAGAGGGTAAATGGCCCACTGGTGGATGTGAATATTGTAGTAATATTGAACACGCCGGCGGCTCCAGTGATCGCCAATTCCATTTACAAATACCCGATATATATCCTAGCGAACTAGATACAAATCCGGCAGCCGTGGATGTTACTCCACGCATAGTAGAAGTGTATCTTGATAATGTTTGTAACATGAGTTGTATCTACTGTTGGGACGGCTTTAGTAGTCGTATCCAACAAGAAAATATTAAATTTGGAGCATTTAGTCAAGATGGTGTAGAAATTAAAAATAGAGCAGTAAAGCATCCAGACCATGCAATACTCACTACTAAATTTTGGGCCTGGATGGAAATTAATTATAATAGTCTTAGACGATTACATATCCTAGGCGGCGAACCATTTTTCCAACAGCAATTTGAGACCTGTTTAACTTTTTTAGAAACACATTCAAATCCAGAGTTAGAGTTTAATGTTGTATCAAACTTAAAAGTAAGTCCCGCCAAGCTAAAAACGTATGTGGATCGTATTAAAAAAATAGTGGCAAATAGACAGATAAAACGTTTTGATCTTACTGCCAGTATTGATTGCTTTGGTGCAGAACAAGAATACGTCCGCTATGGAATGGATTTGGCCCAGTGGTGTAAGAATTTTGAGTTCCTTTCGTCGCAAAGGTGGCTGGTATTAAATATTAATCAAACATTGTCCGGACTTACTATTAAAACTATACCGTCATTGCTACAATACATCAACAGATTTAGGGCCGATAGAGAAATTGGCCATTATTTCTCTACAACAGTCATGACCCATGAATGCTTACATCCGGAAATCTTTGGATCTAACTTTTTTGACAATGAGTTTAGGATGATCTTAGATAATATGCCGGATGATACGTGGCAACAAAAAGAAGCTAGAAAATATATGCACGGTATCCAGTCCCAATTAAATTCTAAATCCAGGGATCAAAAAAAGATCAATCAACTAATGGTGTTGTTGACTGAAATGGATCGTCGCCGAAGTACCAATTGGAAGGAAACTTTCCCTTGGCTAGTCAATGAGGTAACTAATGTGGTATAACCGTATAGTGTCGGACCTTAGTGTTATTCCTGAATTCATTGGATACTACGAAGGTGAACTGGTCACTGCAAAAAGCGAAATAAAAATACGCGGAAATGTAGAAAGGGCGCTAAGTAACTTGCCCGGTGAGACTGAACAACGATTTAATCAATTACAGGAAATTGAAGCGGTGTTGGAGTTCCTTAACATACAGTTACGCAAGATCAGACAACGGCATTACAAAAAATACCTAGAAGCCTATGCAAGGGCACTAACCAGTAGAGATGCTGAAAAGTATGCAGAAGCCGAAGATGAAGTTATTGACTTTGAAACTATTATAAATGAAGTGGCTCTACTACGTAATAAGTGGCTAGGAGTTATGAAGGGAATTGAAAGTAAAAATTTCATGCTCGGACACGTCGTTCGTTTACGTACAGCGGGCATGGAGGATGTGGTGGTATAATGGACTGGAAAGAAAAAGCCAATAAGCTACTGGAGGAATTTGATTTGTGCTGTAAGGCGAGGCCTTGCGGTAATCCGGTGGATGTTGAATTGGCTAAAACTAGTTGTCAGAGATTTGCGTATCATTTAGCAACACAGAGATCTTGGGGAACGGATGCTGAAATAGCAGAAGCATGTTATCAACTTGAGCCTAGATTAAAACAATTAAAAGAAAAAGTAATAATGGATATTTTGCATAATGGGCCTATTTAAAAACGCACACGCAAGCCACGAACATAGTCTAGAAGTATTAAACGAAATTTATGGATATGATTCTTTTTTAGATGGCATACGATCAATGGCTGACATGGGTTGCGGCGCCGGACTTGATGTCAATTGGTGGGCGACCTTAGAAACACGCGACTATCCATCGGTGCCACGTGACATTAAAGTATATGCGGTTGATAATAACATTAAACAACTAGAATTAGATATTGGAGAAATAAAAAATGTTATCCCAATTGACGGTGATTTTACTAAACGTATAGTACCTGTGGAAGTGGATTTAATCTGGAGCCACGACAGCTTCCAATTTGTCAAGGATCCGTTTGAGTGCCTGCGGATCTGGCGTAACACATTAAATGTTAACGGCATGTTAATGTTAACAATACCGCAGACTACATATATGTATAATAATAGATTAGTGGTATCGAACTACGATCATCAGTATCATAGTTACAATATACTAAACTTGATTTATATACTCGCAGTCAGTGGTTTTGATTGTCGCGATGCATATTTTTATCGCAAGGAAAATAGTCCATGGTTATATGCCGGTGTGTATGCTTGCGATCATGAACAGTTACCACCAAACCCAACTTGGTATGACTTAGCTGAACGACGGTTGATTAACGATAGCATCATAAACAGCGTAAATAGATATGGCTATGCCCGCTTAGAAGATGTTGTTGTAAGCTGGTTTGATAAAAACTTATACCAAATAACTAATTAATGAAAATAGTACTTTGCACCGGCGGCTTTGACCCATTGCACAGTGGGCATATTGAATACTTAACAGCGGCCAAAGCATTGGGCGATAAACTGATAGTGGGGATCAATTCAGACAGCTGGCTTGGGCGTAAAAAAGGTCGTGCATTTATGCCGGCAGGTGAACGTATAGATATAGTTCAAAATCTTAAAGTTGTGGATCATTGTATATTGTTTAACGACAATGATGATTCGGCAATCGAAGCCATCAAAAATGTTAGGATGTTATATCCATCAGCTGATATAATATTTGCAAACGGCGGCGACCGTACAAACACAAACATTCCAGAAATGCAGTTTGAAGATATACGAATTGAGTTTGTGTTTGGGGTCGGTGGAACAAACAAAGCCAACAGTAGTAGTTGGCTCCTAGAGGAGTGGAAAGCACCTAAGACCATACGCCCTTGGGGATATTACCGCGTATTACATGAGGTGGAAGGCACCAAAGTTAAAGAGCTTATAGTCATGCCGGGGAAAACACTGAGTATGCAACGACACGCAGATCGTAGCGAAATGTGGTTTATTACAAACGGATCCTGCATAGTTGATTTTGGGGATAGTGAACAAGCACGTACGGTGCATCAGTTCCAACACATACCCACTGGTGGGTGGCATAGACTGTACAATCCTTTTAAAGAACCTTGCAAAATAGTGGAAATACAATATGGCATGCGGTGCGACGAAGAAGACATAGAACGTAGATAAATACTTTATTATGAAAAGTAACGAATTTATTACCGAAGATGATAACAATATAAGCCAGTTAAAAACTGATATTATTCGTCAGGTCAAAAAAACCAGTGATGAAGAACTATTAGATCGTATATATACTGTACTTAATAAAAGCGACTTAGTAGCTCGCATCAGCGGAACCCTCGAACGTGATACCGACACGGCAGGATATGTAGAAGAACTAACAAAAATCATTATTGATACACCGGGCACATTCCAGGAAAAATACGAATTTATCAATGGTTTTCCAACCGGGTATGTTGATATTAAACTTATGCTTAGTGGTGATCGTGTTAAGTTTGAGGAATTACTTTCTAAAAATACTTTTGTACGCAAAGTATTTGATCAATTAAAACGTGTAACATTTGGTACTGCTAAAGGTCCCGGAGAGTTTGCTCTTGCAGTAATGAGCCCGGGCATTCGTATTACTGGTAAAGGAGATTTAAATATTGGTAACGATATTATCGAAGTTAAAGCCAGCGCCGGTAAAGACGTTTCTAGTGGCGGTGGCCGCCTAGGTACGCCGGGATTATTGCATTCGGACGACGTTGAATCAATTATTGTTAAAAATCTTAAGGTTCAGATGTCTAAGGTAATGCCCGACGGAAATCTGAGTCTGAAAGGATTAATTGCATTAGCTTCTAATACTAAACCGGGAATCAGGACCAAACTAGGCAACGAATTATTTAGTTATATTTTTAAATCTCAAGTCCCTGTTACTAAATTAGTATCGGCATTTAGTTCCGGTGATGTTGATCAAACTAAACAAGAATATATCAAAACAAACTACGCACTATATCAACAAGATTCTGGATTTAGTGGAATAATGCTAATGAACTTTGCATTAGGAGAACTACAGTATTATCGTGATTCTGAAGAAATGATTAAACACATTTATGATCCGGGTGTGTATATAATCAGTAAAGATAAAGCCGCGCAAGCGCGCCAAATTATTAGCCAGGTTACATTACGACCATTTAAAGAGCCGCCATTAGTCATGCCAGAGTTGCCAACGACTGGTAAAGGTCGTAAAAAAGTAAAAACTAACGATTTAACCCAGTTATTTGTTAATTACGCAACAACTTGGGGTCGCAAATATGGTATTACAGATCCCTCGACTATACAGTTTATTGCTCAAACTATAATAGATTTAAAACAAAAAGATGTTAAAAATTCCAGTATTGAAACTAAACTGAAAAAAATTATAGCACCAATGGTGGATCAAATACCTACTCAAACACAACCACCTGTACAAGCACAACCTATTGCACCGCTCCGCGAACGAAGAGCAAATTTTGAATCCTTTAGACAACGCCGATAAGTAATAGCATGACCCGTGCTACAATGGAAATTACAACCATGGTTGGTTGTCCGTTAATGTGTACATATTGCCCGCAGGATAGTCTTAAAACTGCATACGGCGATGATGTAAAGTACATGACGGTTGATACCTTTAAAACTGCTATCAGCAAGTTGCCCATAGATTGCCGCCTTGATTTTTCGGGCATGGCCGAACCTTGGGTTAATCCCAACTGCACAGAGATGTTGGAGTTTGCATTGACTCGTGGGCATAAAGTGGCAATCTTCACTACCTTGTATAATTGGGATGAAGAAACTGTACACCGTATGGGAGAGCTGTTGATAAATCATGCTG